CGTGTTGGGCTTCATCACGCACGGCTCGGCCGGGATACCCTGGCTGATCAAGAACTGCGTCAGCGGGTCCTTGTTGTCACCACGCACGCGGCGGATGTAGAACGGCGCGTGGCGCGGGTGGATGCCGCTCGCGGTGTCGGTTAGCTGGCTCACGGTGCCGCTGGGCTTGACCGCGGTGATAGCCGTCGAGCGGGGGATGCCCAGCACGTCGGCGATCTCTGCGTTGGCCTCGTTGGCCACCTCACGTAGCTGGTCCAGCCACAGGGGCGCCGAGCGCACGCTACCCATGACCTCGTGGTCATAGATGCCGGTCAGGGACACGCCCAGCAAACGCTCCTCCTCGGTGTTGCGTTGCCACACCTTGCGCAGGTAGGGGAAGTGCGTGAACGTCGCCTGGATCGTGCCCAGAATCGCCGCCATGCGTACCTTTTGCTTCAGGGTCTCCAGCGTGTCGTCGGGGCGCACCATAACCTCGGTCAGGTTACAGAACTGGTACGGGCGCAACACGATTTCACTGCAGGGGTTGGTGCCGAACTCGAAGTTGGGGTCACGCTTACCGTACTTGGCCACGACGTGCTTTGCCGCCTCGCGGTTGAAGATACCGCGCTCGCCGCTGTGGCTGTTGTACAGCGAGGTCCACTCTTCCAGGAAGGTGCCCACGGTCGGCTTGCTGTCGTACACGGCGCTGTTGTTGGCCAGCGCGCGGTGCGGGTGGGTCTCCCACCAGTTGCCCGACTTGGCGTGGCGGATGCGCTCATCGTTCAGGTCGGACAGGCTGATCATGGCCGAGCGGCGCACGCCGCCCACGACCACCACCTCGCCGATCTTGCACATCAGGTCGTGGCACTCGAGCGTGTTGAGCTTGCGGCCCAGGGCGCCACGGAACGTCTTGATGGTGAACTGGAACAGGTCAACTAGGGGCTCAGGGCCCGATGCGCGGCCACCAAACGTCTTCAGGGGCGTGCCCGCGGCGCGGACCTTGCTCACGTCCCATTTTGGGATCTCGCCGGCATAGAGGCTCGCCAGGAGCATGCGGTAGGCCTTGGCCCAACCCTCCTTGCTGTCGGCCACGGTGATGAAGTGCTCGGACTCGAACAGGCGCTCGGGCACCTCGGGCAGTTTGTTGGTGTACTTGGACTCCACGCTGAAGCCCACGCCGGTGCCACACAGCAGGATGAACATGGCTTCGTCGAACGACTTCACGTCGTCCACGGGCAGGTAGGAACAGTTGTAGATGCAGGTGTTGTCGCGGTCTGCGGCCTTGCCCGAGGTCATCATGGCGCGCATAGAGGGCATGATGTGCATGCCGTGGATGGCGTTGTAGATGTCTTGCTTGAGCGTGCCCCGATCCAGCTCGGCGTTGCGGTCAAAGATGTAGTTAACGTATCGCTGGACCGTCTCGTTCCAGTCCTCCCGGCGACCTTGCTCGGGGAGGTATTTTGCGTAGCGTGACTTGTGGATGTATTGTTGGTATTGGTTCATTTTATAGGGTCAAAAAAGCCCAGCGCGTGCGCCAGGCCAGTGGAGACGGTGTGGTTGTGTGGTTAGGCGGCGGTTTCTTCTTTATCTTTCTCCTCTTCAAGTAGCGCCTCGGCCTGGGGTTGGCCCTGCTCGGCGATGGCGCGGATGGTTGTGTGGACCTCTGCAAAGGGCAGGCGCCCCAGCAGGCTCAGGATGAAGTTGACTTCGTCAACGGTAAATTTCAGTGTAATCATGAATGCTCCGAAAAGGTGCCCGTCTTTCCGGGCTGTCACGCAGTCTTTACACTGCGAAATCTTGGGCGGCGGAGGTACCACCACCCAGCTTCTCACCATCTTCCAGCTTCTGCAGGTTGTTCAATCCGCAGGCGATGCCCTTGGAACCCGCTTGGTTGTACGCATAGAACGTCAACGATGCACGACCATAGCAACCGCTGTAGAACTCGCCCTGGTCCATGATCTGGTCCAGGTTGGCGTCCACGATCTGCGGCTTCATCGACGAGTTGGCGTTGATGAAGAACGCACCCTGGTAGGCCGCGTCATCCTTCTCTGCGTCTCCGTCACGCAGGCCACCCTTGAGTGCTTTGGGGATTGTGCCCCCGAACACCGCGGCGCTACCCTGCTTGACCTTCTCGACAGCGGCGTTGATCTTGTTGATCGTTTCCTTGTCGTTTTTGTCGATGATGATGGACACCGAGTACTTGGGGTCCTTGCCCTCTTCGCTTGCCTTCGGGGTGAAGACGTTAGCGTAGGAGAAACGAACTTTACCGGTAACCACTTTTTCGCTGACTTTGGCCATCTTGGCCTCCTTGTTTACAGAAACGATGGGACTTGAAAAGGGTGCCCACCTTAACCCTCAAACTCCGTTGCCTTCTTCGCAGGAACCAGCTTCGGCTCCCCAACTGGCTTGATTATAAGCTCGCCGAGCAGATGCTTCAACTCGTCTTTGCCCACAACCTTTTCCAATTGTGCCACAGATTTCAACGCCTTTGGTTCAAAGATGTCTTCTCCGTAATGGCGCAATTTTACCATAGCTTTTTCAACGTCGTCAACAACTCTATTTTTGTTGCTAAAACCCAACTGGTACCCGGGGGGCACAACGCCGTCAGTCTCGGCCCGCTCGAGCAGGAAGTCCTCGACGTCCTTCAACCACTTACGCGTTTTCGGCGCGTTTGTCAACACCTTTGCGAGCTCGTCCTCAGACAACAACGGCGGGTCGCGGAAGTCGGACGCCGCGGCCATGTTGTTGAACTCGGTACGCGCCCGGCACTGGGCCTTGGCCTTGCAGAACTGGCAGTGGTCGCCGGCCAGGAACTCACCCGCACCGGCCCACGCCTTCTTGGCCTTGGGCTTGACCACGTTCTCGGCCCACACCACCAGCTTCTCCAGCGTCGTGCTGTCGGTCGTGATGCTGTCCAGCCGGGGCTGGTGGATTGTGTACTCGACCTCGGTGATGTTAGGGTAGGACTCCCGGTACTTGTACCAGCCACCTAGCGCGTACAGACGTAGCTGGGGGTTGTCCTTCGCGTCCACCGGCACGCCGCGGCCGAACTTCAGGTCGATCACTCGCACCTTGTTCTCCGACAGTATCACCACGTCCGCCGTGCCGAACCCGTCGGGCACCCACTCGCTGAAGTCCACGCGTTGCTCGAAGTAGGGCGTGTCGCCCTCGCCGATCTGCGATCGCACGTACAGCACGTAGTTGTCGACGTACGCCTCGAACTCCTCGTCGTAGTAGGGCGTTGCCTTGACGGCCTCGACCTCGGCGATGTATTCCTTGGCGGTCATCTGACCATAGTGCCGGCGGAGCTTGGCCTCTGCCAGGGTGTGGGCTGTCGTGCCCTCCTGACTGAAGTCGAATGCCCCTGGCTTTCGTTTGGGTTCGGGAAGTAGTGCCTCGAGTCGGGCGCTGGGAGTGCATGTCATCCAACGTTTGGAACCGGATGCACTCAGTAAGGCGTGTGCTGCCATGGCTTTCTTTCCTTAGTTTGTTACAAACCGGTGTTTTCTGAGGTATTCCACTGCTGATAATAAGACTTCCTCAGAATCTTGCGCGTTACCCAAAACCAAATTGCAACCGCGACAAAGCAATGCTCTTACTTTACCTGTTGCATGATCATGGTCTACACAAGTGAATATGCCGTCCTTCAATTGGTGCTTGCAAATAGAACAACAGTTTTGTTGTTCCTGGCGCATCCGCTCTACATCATCAGATGTCAAACCGTATTTTTTGATGTACTTGGAATTTTGAACCTCCCGTTTTACTTTTTCAGGGTGGTTCTTTCTTCGCAAAGCCCCTTTTTCTTTATCACATTCTTTGCATGCCGACCTAAGCCCGTTGTGCTTGGCTCGGTCTACATAGAACTCAGACAAAGATTTTTCGGCGCTACATCGAATACACGTTTGCATTGTTGTGCCCTTCCACGGCTGGTTGGTGCGGTATCCAGTGGTGGAGCACTGGCAGGGGAGCTACCCTTTTCCCGCGTTAAATGGCTTTTTTGAGTGAACTAATTAGGTCATTAACGGCAGAACCAAAATCCACTGTGACGTCAGCCTTTACTTCAGCCTTAATTCGCTCTTCACGATAGTCGGCGGGGAATTGACCCCTAAGCGCCACTTCAACAATTCGCGAATTAAATGCTTTGTTACCAACGTTCTCCAGCATCTGCTGCTCCCAGTAGGCCTGGGCGTGGGTGATGGCCAGATCTAGCGCATCGGCGAACTCGGGGTGGTTCTTGCGCAGTGTCTGGGCGCCGGTCGAGCTGATGCCCAACGCGGCAAACATCATCTTCTGGCTCGCGCCAGTCTTCCCAAGCTCTATCAGCTTGTCGCACATTGCTGGATCAAAGGTGTATTTTGTTGTCATTGTTCTGGTGCCCCATGAGGGAATCGAACCCCCGCCTGACGCTTACAAGGCGTCTGCACGACCGTCATGCTAATAGGGCTCTCTAGTAGAATTATCCACTTTTCGGGCCAGATTCGTCCTTGGTGGGCGATAAAGTTGCATCTCTAACCTTGGCCCGCTCCTTGGCCTCCTTGATGGCCTCGTTAATCACTAGGCGGGTAACCGCCCCGGCCATCTCCTGGATCCGCTTTTCTTTACTCTGAACCCCCAGGGCCTGCTGGAGTTTCTGTGCGTCGTTCATGCCTTACCCTTTCGTTGTTGGTCTCTAAAACTACGCAGGTCCGCCAGGATGGCGTCACATTCGTCTGCGTTCTCAAACTCCCAGATCGACAGAACCTCTTTGTTCTTGTCAAACACGGGATCCTTTGCGTCAACCTGCACGTCGACGTGGGGGAACCCCTCGACGGCGTACTCGACAATAAAGCCCCTCATACCTTTAGCTCCTTCCTGATCCGTTTAATCGACTGCCCCAGATGGTGGCGCCAATACTTCTCGGTGACGGCGAGGTCCTTGTGCGTGTACCCCGACAGCATCGCCTCGACTATCTCCCGTTGCTGTTGCGTTAATTTGTTCTCGATGACGTGCTGTATGTCTCGGATCGTCTCCGGGCCCCACGATGACCAGCCCGTCAGTGAGCTGGGCTCGACGCTTGCGTCGTCGCTTTCAATTGGATCGGGCTCCTCGTCAGACAGGCGCCGGATCGTCGCGTTTACCACATGTTTCAAAGTTTAATTGCCTCCATCAATGCCGCCTGTAAATCTATCTTGCCCTGTAGCACGTCGACCACCTGCTTGTCGATGCTGTTGACCATCTGTAGGTGGTGCACGAACACCGGCTTCTCCTGACCCTGGCGGAACAGGCGTGCGTTGGCCTGCAGGTAGTCCTCACTACTCCACGGCAGGTCGAACCACACGATCTGCGCCGTGTCCCCCGCGTTGCACTGTAGGTTCAGCCCGATGCCCACGCTCTTGGGGTGGCACAGTAGCACGTCGATCTCACCCTTGCGCCAGCGCGCGATGGTGTCCTGGTCGTCGGGGTTCAACAGCACCGCGTCGGGGAATCGTTCCTGCAACCGGGCCAGTGAATGCTTGAAGTTGTAGAACACGATCGTCGGGCTGTCGCCCAGCATGTCCTCGAGGTAGTCCAGCTTGCCGTCGTGCACGTGCACCGTCGACTTCTGCTCGTTGTAAATGGTGCCCGCGGTAAGCTGTAACAGCTTGCCCGTTAGGACCCCTGCAGAGGCAGCGGTGAGCGTGTCTTCGTCGACCTCGGCCACCATGTCCTTCTTCATGCGGTTGTAAACCAAGCGGGCCTTGGGCTCCCACTGGATCGTGTGGTAGACGTCCTGTCTGGCGGGCATGGTCAGGTAGTCGTCCGCTCGAAGGGACACGCAGATGTCACCGATCAGTGCGTCTATCTGTTCTTTGGCGCCGGGCTTCAATTTCCAGCTCCATACTAACCCCGTGCGACGATCCCTCGCGTCCGGATCGAAGAATTTCTCTTTGTAAGAACTCATCGATCTCCCGAGCCGTTGTCCCAGGTCCAAGATACCGACCTGGGGCCATAGGTCCAGGTATGACTTTGGCGTAGGTGTGCCCGTCAAAATCAAACGATGCTTGAACTTCGGTAGGAACGTCTTCAGTGACTTCCACCTCTTTGAAGAGGGGTTCTTGAATCTGGACGATTCGTCGATCACCAAGTTGCTCCAGGATGGAATCAATTTCTGATCGAATAGCCACGAGACGTTCTCGCAGTTGATTAAATACACATCCGCGTTCGACCGGAGCGCGTTCAAGCGGTCCTGGGGTGATCCAATCACCAGCGCGAATTTTAGTTTTTGGGTATGTGTCCAATTTGCTGCCTCCTGTTGCCATACGTTAGTCACCACCGCCTTGGGTCCGATGATCAGCGTCTTGCCCGGTAGCTCGCTGATGATCGTCAGCGCCGTGATTGTCTTGCCCAGGCCCATCTCCATCAGCAGGCCCATGTTGGGCGTTGTCCTGCTCTGCTCGATCAGGCGCCGTTGGTACGCGTGTAGGTTGTCGGGGGATAACATCAGTAGCCTCCGCGCTTGCGCGCTGACGCGCTTGTATCAATCCGAGGATTAGTTGGGCGCTGGATGTAGGTATTTGCAGGGTCGAAAATGGAGGGGGGTCGAAGACTTCCATATTTTTCTATCTCTTTCAATCTGTCGTGTAACCAGTCCGCCACCGCGTACAGCTCTCGTAGCTTGGCGTTGGACTTAATCATGTTGGCCTTGTTGCTAATGATAGCCACGTTGCCCCTGACGTAGCCCTTCTCGGGGTCGATGCGGTCCAGGCTGGGGGACGCGTGCTGGGGCGAGCCCTGTTTCGTTTTTGATTTGGTATCCCATAGCAACGCCGTGCCAAACACCGGGCAGATGTCGGGGGCGATGGAGCACAGGTACTCGAGGTCCACGTCGCAGGGGATGTCCTTTGCCTTGGCTCGCTTCTTTGCCCGGTACAACATGTTGTACATGTGCTTGCGCTTCTTCAGGTTGTTTTCTGGATTCATAAACTGTCGACAAACTCGTCAACTTCCTCGAATGACGAAAGCACCCACGTCTTCACGCCACACGTATGTATTTGCGAGATCACTAAGGTCTGACGTGGAGACAGTGAACCCGTCGGGGATTTTAGCTCCACCGGTATCACCTGACCCTGGAAGAACACCAGCCGGTCCGGCACCCCCGTCGTTCCCGGGCTTGTCCACTTCAGACACAACCCTCCCCTCGCCTTTATCTTTTTGACGAGTCTTTGCTCGACGTCCTTCTCTCTTGTCATTCTTTTCCATCTCCAGTATGCACCCGGTGAACATCTGCTCGACGAGGTGTTGCATGAGGTACGCGCGCGTCTCCTCGCCAAAGTCTTCCACGTTCTCGCCGATGTGCTCCAGCAGGCGCGTGATGACGTGCGACGCCTCGTGTGCGATGGTGCCCGCCAGACAAGCGGGGTTGTTGCCGATGGCCTTGAGGTCAAAGCCCACGATGACGACCGACTCCTTGGCCGTCGAGAACGAGTGCGTCTCCGCCATGCCAAGCTCGAACGCCTGCGGATCCTCGTGCACCTTGACGTTGTAGTCCTTCAGTATCTGCTTGAAGACCTTGGCGTTGAAGCACATCGCGACCGGCAGCGGGAAGAACCCCACGTCGACTGAATAGTACTGGTAGCGCTTGCTCATGCTTATTTCCTTGCTCGGATGTAATACGCAATCGTGTTGCAAATGTTTTCAGCGACCTGTGCCTTGGTGAAGCTATCCTCGGGTAGGTATGTCCACCCCTCAGCCCACTGTGCGCATGCTTCACGCTCCTCGGCGGCGACCTTTGCGGCAAATCGTTCAAGCGGCAACAACAAAGAAAGCGCGGCCTCCTCTGCCAAGTACACCCGTTCAAACCCTGCCTCCCGCGCCATGCGGATGATGTCATCTCGGTTCATGCAAATATCTCATCACGTTCAAAGTTGCTGATGCTGTCCACGTACTTGCGCGCCTTGACGTTGAGCACCACGCCGCGGTACACGTTGTGCTGTTCGCCTTCGATGCGGATACGATCGGCCACCACGCGGTGGTCCTGGGTCGCCGCCAGGAACCGGCGCTTGAACGCGAGGTCGGTCCCTGGTGGGATGTTCTTGGCCAGCGCCCACTTCTTCCAGCACGTGAACACGTCGTCCTTGTTAACGTGCCCGATGGGGTCATACACCAGCGCGTCCTGCACGAACGAACCGATCGGGTTACTCAACTCTTCCATCAACTCGAGCAACTCGCGACCCGTCTTAGGCTGTTGGAACCGCTGACCCTCGCGCGCCATGCGGCGCTGTTGTCCCTCGATCGCCCAGTTGAAAATACCCGGCAACTCTTTGGCCAGCTTGTCAGACAGCGACACGTCCTCACGGCCGTAAAAACTATTACTCATTTTGAGAACAATCATTCGGCCCGTCAAGGCGTTGGAGTTCTCGGTCAGCTGAAGTGCCTCGTTCGAGTAGATCACGATCCTGGTCGGCAGGTATCCGCTCCACGCCTCTTTGTTCTTGCGGTTGACCGTAACAGTGTCGCCGCCAACAATTCGGAGCAGTTGGCTCACGACAGCCCCCCGGTTCCGCTCCGGTGCACGGGCATCCGTAAAGCTCGCTAAGAGTTTCCCAAGCCATGGCTGAAGGCCAAAGGTATCGCATAGCTCTTCCAGCTGTGGCGCCACTGTGTTGTGCTGGCCCAGCAGGCTCACCAGCACCTTGTTGATGGTCCCCTTGCCTGAACGGCGCGGGCCGATGATGTTAAAGAACTTCTGCTGACTCGAGTCACCGCTCAGGATGTACCCAAACATCTCCTGCAAGCACTCGATACTCTCCGGGTCATCGCTCCACAGGTCGCGCAGGAACGCCTCCCAGGTCGGGCACTCTGCCAGCGGGTCGTACTCAAACGGCAAGCTGTTGAGCGTGAAGAACCCCAGGCTGTGGGGGATCAGCACGTTCTGCTCAGTGTGGAATATCCCGTTCTGCAACGACACCAGCTTGGCCGGGTCGGGCTTGTCGGACCCGTACCCATCCAACCACACCGGCGGGCGCGTGTTGGCCTTATTAGGCAGGTGCGTGAGGGCCTGCACCGCGTCCAGCACCCCGGACACCACTGACGGGCCTGGGTTGAACGGGATCAGGTTCATCTTCTTGTCGTACTTCTTGCACTTATCCAGGAACGTGTACAGCATCGAGCGCACCGTGGCCTCCTCGATGTCTTCGTAGTGCGTGCCCCTGAACTGGAACATGTCGCCGCCGTATGTCGACAGCGTGGTACCCTCCTCACACGCGAACGTGCTACTCAGGAACTCCCGCGCGTGGTTCAACGGCCCACCCGTGAGCACCTTCTCGCCGTTGGCGATGACCTCGGCCTCCTTCATGCGGTTGACCTTGAACACCAGCGTGCGCAGGGTAGTCCCGCTCGTGCCGCTGAAGCTGTTCCACTTGCGCGCACACTCGCCCTCAACGTAAGACGCGCACTTCCCATCCTGGTAGGACCACCGGTCCCACAGCTCCTGGGCCTCGTAGTCGCCCGCGAACTGGTGCTGTAGGGCCATGCCCACCTGCAACCAGTCTGCGTAGCCACAGTCGGGCTCCAGGTGTGCCAGCAGGTCGGTCTCAACGCGTGCAAGGTCCCACCCCTCGAGCGGCGGGCTATAGTCCGCGAAGTCGTCACCCGAGCGATAGCTCTGGCGCTCTGGCACGATGTCGACTAGGTTCTGCTCCTCGTCCGGTATCGCGCCGCCGATCACTTGCCCCGTCACCGTGAAGTACCGGCCGCGGGGGTACACCTCCAGACCTTTGTCGTGGTCGACGTGTGCCGCGCTGATGTCCGCGCGGGTAAATATCTTTAGTCCGGTGCCAGACGGGCTGATCTCTGCGTAGCCCTTGACGCCCTCGAGTATCTTGCGCGCCTCTGGGGCAAGAGAATCGATGCCCACCGATGGGTCAATGCAGTCGTCCAGGTCGACCCCAACGATGCCATCACTGCCATCAAATACAAAGCCAACACCATCATACCGACCCGCCTCATAAGCCTCCTGGGCGTGGAGAAAGTCACACCACGTCTCTGGGTTTGTTGAACTTGCCGCGGATCCATTTGACTGCAAAGGCAATTTTGACCATCGCCTGTTCGACCCTTCCCCAACCTCGACTAACCGCCACAACACCCAGCGGGGTATCTTCTTTAGGCCAATCGGGATTGACTCGAACTGTACTGGTAGGACTGTTGGTTTCTTCATGGTGCTCTCTTATTTGGATTACTTTTCCGATCTCAGTTTTCGTGAACTCGCGTTGCCCTGCCAACTGTTGGCCAAGGTGTCGCGCGGAGCATCCTACCACATCCGCGGCGTGGCGCATAGAGTCAAACGTTATCCAGTACGTGTTGGGCGGGTAGCCGTCTATCTGCTCGAGTAGGTCGACCTTCATTGTTCCCTCGCTTTCAGCATGGCGTCTGCCATCGCGTAGGCGGCTGCCGCTATATCCTCGCGGAACTCTTCCGTGGACACGTTGCACCTGGCCGCACTGGCACTGATGTCAGGGTTGGCCAAGATGCCAGCAATCGCCTGTCCAGCGAAGTAGTCGCGCAGGGTCATTCCTTGACTGAAACCTGTTGGTTGCACTCCATTTGCGTATTGAGTGCCAGGAAACGCTGGTCCGCCTTTGTTCATCACTCGTCCTCCTGCATCATGCGGATCATCTCGTTGCGGTTGAGCTTCATTTTGGCCAGTTGCGCCTCTGTGTGGCCAATGTGGTTGTCCACCTCGTTGATCAACGCCTGCCCGTATTTGTCGAGCGCCTGCTTATCGGTCAGCCCGTCACGCGCGGCCCTGGCCAACAAGCTGTTGGCCATTAGCTCCGCCTCCTCATCGATGTCGATGTGGTGGAATTGAATCATGCCAAAATGCTCCGCGGCCCACATGGCCACCAACGGCGTCACCATGACGATCGCGATGGCCACCGCGGGGTCCAGGAACAGCATACACAGCGCACTCAGCAACGCGCCAAGCGCGTACACGCCAAAGAAAATTGTTCTCAATCTTCACCCCACACATGATCAGTTAGTTCATCGATGCGTTGCTCGAGTATCATAACCCGTTGGTTCATCCGTGAATTAAAGTAAGCACTCACTTCAAGGAGGTCGCTTACCCTGGCATCCCGCCAGTTCGAGTCTTCTCCCATCAGTGAGCGTGGCGTTGTGTCAAGTACCTGCAACACCACGAGCTCGCCCATGTTTATGAATCGCACGTCTACAATCATTCGTCGTCCTCCTCGCCCTTGCGGGCCCTGTTTTCGTTGATGTAAGCGGGCTCAACGAGTAGCCACTCCTCTTTAGCGATCTGGTACCGCATGTACTCGTCGTTGGGTATCCACGTCAGCGATCGCTGTCCGTTTTCCCTGATGGACCCCCTGGCGTCGCTGGGTGGCGTCTTGGTCATCTGCCAGACCCTGTGTGCCTTCCTCATGCGCAACCACACCTCGCGGACCTCCTCAGTCCACTGGTCTGCATGTTCGGCCGGCAACCAGGCACGCGCCCTCTGCCACTGCTCACGCTCCTGGCTGTTCATCCGGCGGTGTGAGGGTCTTACCCTCTGCGATAACTTGTTTAAGTACTGAGACGAAAGCATACGACATTAGATAATTTTGACACTT